CTATTTGACAGTCTTCCTGGCCCCAGGTTTCGGGCTGGCTTGGCATAGGTAAAACTCCTAGGGTACAAGCCTAAAAAAGGAGGCTTTCGCCTCCTTTGTTTTTTATTCAATCTCTTTCAGCTTTGTTTCGATTTCTTCCAAGCGCATCTTGTGCCATTCTAAAAACTCCCGATAGAGTTCTTGATAATTCGGGAAGTCCATCAAGAAAAGAATGCGGCGCTTTTCTTCGCGCAATTCAACGGCTAGAAATTTGTTTTCCATGATAGTTAGACTAGGGAAAGGCAGGCGATTTTTGCGCTTGATGGCAGGCCGATGCTTTCAGCAGCGGATGCAACAGCAGCTTGAAAGGCTGAATCATAAAGGGGATGCTTGCGCCATGCTTTAGGATAGCAAGGCAGTTGTACGTCGCGCATGATTTGAGCGGTGACACTGCCAGCATTATTGTAGAATTGAACGTAAAGTGTGTATTCTTGAAAGGCGATTTTTTGCATATTTTTATGGTAAAGAGATTTTAGATGCTGGCAAGCTCTTTTTCAAGCTCTTTGATTTTTGCCACGCTTTCCAGCATGGAGCCAGCCAGACTATACACAATTGCACTGGAGCCGCTACCGCCAAACTCCTTGTAATGCACGCGAAATTCGCTGGCTGTTTTTTCAATTTCAATATTTTTTTTGTGCTTATCATTCACGATCTTGTTGAGGAGGGCGGCTTCGCGTTCGGTGAGTTCAATTGCTTGGTTCATGTGACTATATTAGCACACTCCAGACCTCGCGCAAGTTAAGAGCGTATTTATTTTTATGTTTTTTCTGTTATGGAAATTACCGTGCCAAGTCTCCCATTTTTTTTCTTTTCTTTTCACTTGACAAGACAAGGGTAGTAAAGTTCCCTAGGAGTTCTTCCTAAGAGCCTACCCACCCCATTACTAGGAAATTTGACTAGGCCAGGATTTTGGAAAACCGCCAGGGGTGCTCTTTTTCAATCTCTCACCCATTTTCCAACAAACCATCTTCCCCCCCTTTGTTTTTATTCTTACCTTTATATATTCTTTTATACTCCCCCCCTATTTCTGGAAAGATTGCGACGTTTGCTTCTTTTGTTATTTTGGTTGACTAAAAAATAAATCGGCGGCTTTGTTTTTTTTGCTTGACTAATGAGGAAGAGAGTGTTACTTATAAAGGTATGAAATGCTGCACTCAATGCGGGGAAACTAAACTCTTCACAGAGTTTTATAAAAAACCTTAACCTCAAAAAAATCCCAGCCCTTGTTTCGTATATAGAAAACATGAAAACAAAAAAGTGCAAACTAAATCATAAAGTGTGTTCATTCTGTGGAATTGAAAGACCACTCAGTCGATTCAATAAAAACCCTAGAACCAAAGACAATCTGACAAACAAATGCAGATTTTGCACTGGCACTCCAAAACCACCTAAAAAAATCAAATCTCCAACCTCAAAAAAATGCTCATGCTGCAAAGAAGAAAAGCCCTTATCTAGTTTCTATCCCAAAAGAAAATCAAAACCAGAAGATTTAAATTGCTACTGCAAATTCTGCCTCTACTCAAAAAGAACAAATTACAACGAATATTCTAGCGGCAAAAATGAAGACCCTTCAAGCCATCATAAACGAAGCGAGTTTATTAAACAGCAAACAGCAATACAAACACTAGCAGCGTCCAAAATGCGTAACCCAAAAATGAATCACTATAGCGTGAGAATTGGCTGCACCGCAAAAGCTTTTAGAGATCATATAGAATCAAAGTTTCAAGAGGGAATGACTTGGAGCAATTATGGCGGCAAAAATGGTTGGGTATTGGATCACATTAAACCACTATGTCGTTTCGACTTGTCAACTGATGAAGAAATCAATAAGGCTAGTCACTACACTAATGTGCAGCCCTTGTGGTTTTATCAGAACAGCGCGAAAAGAGATCACTATACGCCAGGGCATCCGATGGGCTGGTCAGGTTTTGACGTTTTATTAGAGCAAAGAAGATAAGCGCCTCTTATCTGAGAGATTCAACTACAGCTTCTAATAGGGGGGTATTTCTATAAAGATTGTCCCTTTTTCTATTTCTCTCAAACCCTCGAACTCAAAAAAAATCAGCGCCCAATTTTTGAAAAACCATTTTCAGAATCAGAATAAAAAATAGCTTTATATCCAACCCCATCCAATACCTTTTGGCAGTTCTTGCAAGGTTTTGCGATTGTTGTTTTATTGTTATTATCTATTCTAACATTAACGAAAGTATAGCGCGAACAGTCTTCCTCTCCCAGCCGCAAAAGTGCGCTAATCTCAGAGTGCAAACAAGGTTGATAGTTTTGGGGGTTGTTTTTATAACCAACGTATTTTCCCATTTTGTGATAGGGATGGTGTTTGTTATAGTCGTTTGTACCAATGCTAATGAGGCGCTTTTTATCAAAGATGAATGTCGAGTGAAAGCTGCGGCCATTTTGTTTTTGACATCTCAGCCCAAAAGCTATTTCTACACATTTTTCCAATCTTTTGTCCATTGGTGTAATTTAACTTATACAGCTTTATTGTCAATGTCAAAATTCATTAAATACACAGATGTTCCCGTTTTTGCAAACTTTAGCAATCCAAGTTCTGCGCCCTCTACTGGAAACGGCGGAGACTTGATGGCGGCTAATGATGTTAGTATTAGTTTTGACGCTCAATTAGAGCCGCGAAAATACTTGGGCAAAAACCCTATCAGCAATGACTATGCGCCCACTGGGCCATTGCAAGCAAAACTTTCTTTCTCTTGGTTTCCTCTTATTGGCGCGAATGCTAATTCCACTGGCATTTCTCAAACAGGAGTTTTGGCATTAACTGGAGATTTCGCGACTGGCCATCAGATTCGCGTTGGTAATTTCTTGTTTAAAGAGTGTTACCTCAACTCCTACACGGTTCAGATTACTCCTTATCAGCCGATTGTTTTTAGCGCCGATTTTAACAGCTACGATGTGAGCGGCATTGAAGGAACTGCTTTTACTGGGTTGAGAGGAGCGCCAGCCTTATTGAAAGCTGCTGGCACAGGAGCTTATTTTGATGCTTTGCACGCTTTAGCGTTTGGCGTTACTGGCACTCTTGAACCCTTGCCTCAATCAAAGAAAAGTATTCAAATCTCTGCAAGTTGCGCTCGCTCAGCGATTTACACCTTGGGCAGCGAATACCCCGAAGAAGTTCTTCTAAACAGCGTCGAAAGAACAGTCACAATCGAGGGCGAAAATGTTGGCAGCATCATTGACTTTAATGGTTCTGGCGATGGCTCTAGTGTGAGTTTTATGTTTTCTCCGTTTAGAAATTTCATCACAGGTTCTAATTTTAATCCTAGAACAGATTACGCTTTCTCTATTGATGTTAGAGGTAAGATTGTTTCGCAGTCTCTCTCTGTTCAGCCAGGAAATACTTTAAATGGATCGGTAACTATTAAAGAAAACGTCTATTAAAAGTGTATAATAATATGAATGGCAAAACCCAAAAAGTCAGTAGATGGTTCTGTTGAGATTGGTTCAGCAGAAAGAAGAATTGAATTTAAACCCCGCAAATTTAAATTTTCCGAAAAGCAAAAAAAGCTCTTAGAAATTTGTTTAAATCCTGAGACAAAAATTGTCTTTGTGACTGGCCCTGCTGGATCGAGCAAAACATTCATGGCAGTTTACTCTGCTCTTAATCTTCTTGCCGCTAATAAAGAGTGGGACATGACATACATTCGCAGCTTGGCAGAAAGTGCTGATCGTGGCATCGGCAGCTTGCCAGGAACAGTAGAGGAGAAGTTCGCGCCTTTCATGATTCCCTTGGAAGATAAAATGGACGAAATCATCACTGCTCCCTCAATGATTAATCTTAAAAAAGATGGAGTCATTAACGCTATACCAGTAAACTTTATTCGCGGCTCTAGCTGGACAAATAAAATCATTGTTTGTGACGAAGCTCAAAACTTTTCTAAAAAAGAATTAATCACCATAATTACCAGAATAGGTGAGAATGCTAAACTGTTTATTTGCGGCGATTTGATGCAGAGCGATATTCGCTCCAGTGGATTCAATCAGTTCAACGAACTGTTCGAAGGTGCTGATAGTGAAGCTCAAGGAATTCACGTTTTCAAATTTGATAAAGACGACATTTACCGCAGCGAAATATTAAAATTTATTGTTGGAAAATTGGAAAAATTAGACAAAAAGGTGTAATAATTATTATGCCAGAAAAGCCTAATTCTCTCAAGTCTTTCGATTGGTTCGGTGTTGCCAAAAGCGCCGTTCTAATCTTTGCTGGCATTACTGTTTTGTGGTTGAATAGTAATTATGCGTCCGTGGTTGATTTGCAGGAACTCGACAAGAAAGTTTCAGCAAATGAAGTAAAAACTCAAGTTTTAGATCAAAAAGTTCAATCTATTGTTGAATTAATAAACACTAAACTTGAATATATTAAGCGGGACACGGACGAAATTAAGAAAAAACTAGAAACAGCAAAATAACTTATGGCATCATCTTTTTGTACTAACTGCGGTCATAAAATGACTTATAATTTTGCACCCCCAAATTTCTGTGGGGCGTGCGGTACAAAAATTTCAGCTTCAATTGTTGGCGGTAATTCTCCCGCGAAACCAAAGAAGGTTGTTTCTAAAGTTGATGACGAAGATGAGTTTATTGACGATGAAGATGAAGAGTTCTCCTCTAATGAAGAAATTCCTTCTATTCGTTCGTTTGCTTACGAGATTGAAAATGATTCTCAAAACCGCCAATATCAACTTGGCGAACTCTTTGGTCAACCCAAAGTTTTTTCACGCAGAAACCGTTCCATGTCGCTAGATGATTTAAAAGAACGGCATGGTAGAAACAAATAAATTCTCTTTCGAAGAAAAGCTCGAAATCATTGACATTGAAATTAAAAAGCGCCGAAATAAATGGCAGCTTAATATTTTAAAGTGGATGTCTTTCGAAGATGTTGAACAAATCATCAAGCTCCATATTTTCCGTAAATGGAGCATGTGGGATCAAGATAAACCCTTGGAGCCTTGGGTTTCTAGAATCATCTCTAATCAGATTCGAAATTTAATTCGTAATAATTATACCAATTATGTAAAACCGTGCATGAATTGCCCGCATAATTTGGGAGATGATTTTTGCTCGCTTTCATCTAACGGTCTTCAGAATTCTAGCTGTGACCTTTTTTCTATTTGGGAAAAAGGGAAAAAGCATGGCTACAATATCAAGCTGCCTCTTGAGCTAGAAAATCACTCTAAAGAGATTGAGAACATCTCTAGCGAGAGTTTAGATTTCGACAGCGCAATAATTTCTTTGAACGAGCACATGCAGCATGTTTTACCAGAGAATTATTATAAAGCTTATAAAATGCTTTATTTTGAAAAGAAAAGCGACGAGGAGGTGGCTAAATTTCTAGGTTATCGTTCTAGCGAGAAGAACCGCAAAATAGGCTACAAACAAATTAAAAATCTTAAAAAACTTTTTAGAGACAAGGCTATTGAGATATTAAAGAATTTTGATATTTTATGAATGAACTAACAGAAGAGCAAAAACAATTCATTCGGGAGAATTACATGAAGATGCCCGATCTTAATGAGTTGACAAGAAATTGCTTTAAAAATACAGAACTAGATGGTCGCAAAAAGGAAGGCCGATTAGTGCGCCAATTCTTGATCGACAATAACTTTCAGTATTCAACGACTAAGAAAGTTAAAAGCGACGAGATTGAATTCACCAATTCTCAAAAAGAATTTATTCTAATGCAGGCTCAGGCTGGACTCTCTTCCCTGCGCATTGCTGAAATCATTTTTAAAGATCGCGAAGTTAAAAAGTTAGGATTGGAGCAGAGGGCAGTTTTAGACTACATTCGTTCTGTTAATCCTGATTTTGTTATTGGCAATGAAAACGCTGCTTTGACAGAATATATTCCGCCAAAAGCTTTTAGCCGAGTCTTGAAAAAGATTAATGATGCAACTGGTTTGGTTCTTGAAGAAAGCAAAATTTCCAGACAGTACAGAATATGCGTTGACAAACTAGGGATTAACCTTAGCAACTCGCGCTTCACTGCAATCATGAACAATTATCTTTCCATGAAGGATCGGTTATTGTTTGAGGAAGAATTTATTCGTTTAACTTGGGACAAGCCAGACCTCTCTGCTGACGAACTCAATTTGTATATGAACGTTTGCAAGGAAATCATTAACCTTGAAGTTATTGGCAAACACCTTAATAAACTAAACGAACAGTTTGAGGAAATCGAAGACCAGCAAGACATGAGTGTTCGCTTGGCTGAGATTATTAAAGCAAAATCTGGTGAATATCACCAATGCGAGGGACGTATTGAAAACTTAACTAAAAAACTGCAAGGTGATCGCGCAGAAAGAATGAAAAGCAGGCATAAGGAAAATGCCTCTATCATTTCATTAGTTCAAATGTTCCAAGATGAAGAAGAGAGAAAGAATATGGTTAGAATCGCTGAAATGCAAAAAGAATTAATTTCAGAAGAGGCTAATCGCTTGGAAAGCATGGGCGAGTGGAAAGCGCGTGTCTTGGGAATTTCAAAAGATGATGTCATTTAACTGTTTAGAGTGTCGCGAAACTTTCGATTCGGAAAGAAGTCTTCATGCCCATATCAAAAAGCATGATATGTATCTTCATGATTATTATGTTAAAAATTTTGAGAGGCGCGATTTAGAAACTGGAGAGCTTTTGCCTTTTAAAAATAAAGAGCAATATTTTTCTTCATTCTTTTCTTCTGATGAGAGTCAGTCTAAATTCTTTGAGAGGGATAATTTTGAAGCTCCATTGGTTTTATCAGAAATGCTGGAGAAAAAGACTAAAGATGGAGTTTGCCCTTCAGAGCTTGTTTTACGCAGTTATGGCCTTCCGAGTATATCCACATTCAAAAAGTTTTACAAGAGCTACACGGGCGCGTGTGAGGCCGTGGGAGGCAAGCCAATGTTTAACGGTAGATTACCAAAAGATTTTTCCGATAAAGTAAACGCTAAAATATTCATTGATACTCGCGAGCAGCAACCTTTGAGTTTCTCAAACAGCGAATCTCTCAAATTAGATTTGGGAGACTACGCAATTGAAAATAAGTTTTTTAACTATACTTTTGTTGACCGTAAAGCGGAGGGGGATTTTAAATCCACCTTGAGTCAAGACAACTTTGAAAGATTTCGCCGCGAACTCCAGAGAGCTAAAGAGCAAGACTCTTATATTTTTGTAGTCGTGGAAAGCGATCTAAAACAAATCGAAGCTAATAATAAAAAGACAAAACATCAGGCAAACTTAACTTATATTTATCACAATATGAGAGCTTTGCAATTTGAGTTTTCTGATTGTTGTCAATTTATTATGACTTCTAACAGGGAAAATAGTCAAAAAATAATTCCTCGACTACTGAAGCATGGTAGAAGCTTGTGGAATGTTGACTTACAATACTATATTAACGAGGGATTATTAAATGGCTTGGATTGAAGGAAATCAAAAACGTCGAAAACACTACTCTAACATCAATCAAGAGATTTTAGAGAAAGAGGGTTATCTAGAAGATAGAGAAGCTAAAGTTCTTCTTTATAAATTCTTAAAAGAGAACCCATCATTCACTTGTGAACTTTTAACAGGGATTCGATTGTTCCCGTTTCAACACATGGCAATCAAAGCTATGATGTTGACGGATTATTTTTTAGGAGTTTGGAGTCGAGGTCAATCAAAGTCATTCACAACAGGTTTGTTTGCAGCTTTGGACGCTACTCTTAATCAAGGTGTTCATATTGGTATTATTTCAAAGAGCTTTCGTCAGAGTCGAATGATCTTCAACAAGATTGAAGACATTATGAAAACTCCTAAAGCTGGAATGTTTTCAGAAGCAGTTACTAGAATTTCTAAAAACAACGATCAATGGGTAATGGAAATTGGAAGAAGTAAGATCACAGCGCTGCCTCTTGGCGACGGTGAGAAGCTGCGCGGTTTTCGTTTCCAACGAATGATTATTGACGAGTTCTTGCTGATGCCAGAGCGAATTTATAATGAAGTTATTGTGCCGTTCCTTTCTGTTGTGGAAAACCCCACTGAGCGCCAAGAAATTCACAACTTAGAAAACAAGCTCATTGAAACTGGTAAAATGCTTGAAGAGGAAAGAACTCAATGGCCAAACAATAAAATTATTGGTCTTTCTTCCGCCTCTTATAAATTCGAATACTTATATAAACTCTACCAACAATATGAAAACTTAATTCTCAATCCTGAGAAAAGCGACGTTGCTCATCGCGTCATTATGCACTTGAGTTATGATTGCGCACCTTCTCAGTTGTACGATCAATCTTTGATTCAGCAAGCTAAATCAACCATGAGCCAATCTCAGTTTGATCGAGAGTTTGGTTCTTTGTTCACAGATGATTCTAGTGGATATTTCAAAGTGAGTAAAATGGCAGCTTGCACCATTGAAGATGGTCGCGGTCAATGCGTGGAAGTTGCTGGTGATCCTCAAGCCGAATACTTGCTGTCATTTGACCCTTCTTGGTCTGAGAGTGAAAGCTCTGATGACTTTGCGATGCAAGTATTTAAACTTAATAAAGAAACGAGGCAAGGAACTCTTGTTCATAGTTATGCTATGCCAGGTACTAGCCTTAAAAGTCATATTTTTTATCTGCTATACTTGCTCCAAAAATTTAACGTTGTGTCAATGGTAGGAGATTATAACGGCGGCGTGCAGTTCTTGAATGCTTGCAATGAGAGTGAAATGTTTAAAGAGGCTGGAATTAAAATCGAATGTTTCGACGCTGATTTTGACAATCCTCAAGAGTATCAAGCTGCGCTAAGAGAAGCTCGCAACCTTTACAATTTAGAAGCTAAAAGAATTTGTTTGCTTCGCCGCCCGACTTCTTACTGGATTCGTAGCGCGAATGAATTGTTGCAGTCAGCATTTGACCATAAGCGCATTTGGTTCGCCTCTTCCGCAATTGACGACGATTATCAGAGGCAGAGAGCGAAGAACATTCCAATTGACAAAATTAAGTTCCTGCGATTTTCAGATTCAGAGGAGAAAGGCGACTCTGCCAAAATGATTGATTTCATTGAGCATCAAAAAGATATGATTGATTTGACAAAAGCTCAATGCGCCCTAATTCAAATCACAACAAGCGCTCAAGGCGTTCAGTCATTCGATCTTCCTTCAAACTTGCGTCGTCAATCTGGCCCTGATAAAGCTAGACGAGATTCCTATTCAGCTTTGGTTCTTGGGAATTGGATGATTCAAACTTATTTTGACATGATGGCTTTTGATGAAGAGGAGACTCCATTTACATTCACACCATTCTTGATTTAAAGTAACTTTAAAGTTGGATTGGGACTTTTTTTGTGTAATATAATTGATGTCTAGGTCATATAACAAAAAAAGTTCTTATTGGAAAAAGTTTGAACAAAAGTCTGCCCCCAACTTTTCTGAACAAATTCAAGCGGGGATTGATCCTGTATTAGCGGGAGAACCCTTTTACACATCTGACGCATCAGTTGTTTTCCAAACTGCCAAAGCTTCTCGCGAAGGTCTTTCTCGAACAGAAGCTACAAGTGGGAGAGTTAATAGAGCGGCGCTAGCTCCTACATTTGACAGGTACAGCAGTATTCGTGCTGGCATGTTGCCCTACAGCTTCTCCAACGATGGCGTTTACATTCGTGAGGCTATTGAGTTGTGTCAGAAGGCTTACGCTAATGTTCCCATTTTCCGCAACGCTATTGATT